TAGGTTGATATAAAGTTTCTGGGTCAGAAGAAATCCTTGCTGGTGTGTCTTGTGGTTGTCTTGGTTCATAACACTCAGCACAAACCTTTAAGTTGTTCCACTCTACTTTCATAGAAAGATAAGGATACGACCAACCACATCGGTCGCAGACTGCTAAAGCGTGTGTTCCTTTGGCGTAAGCCATTAGTAAGTAGCCTTCGGTACTAGATGAAGACTAGCTCTGCCTCTATCCTCGTCTTGCGCTCTTCTTAAATCTTGTTCGTATATCTGTAAAAGCATGGGAGCTCTTTCAGGGCTTTTCTTAAGTGATAAATAATACGCTAAGCCAGAGACCATAGGAGGTATAAACCGACTAGGCACTTCTTGATCTTGCGCAGAAGCCGAAACATCGTCAATACGCTGAATCCTATAGCTTACAAAAACATCAGTAGAGTTTTCAGGGGTTGGCCAAAGTTTAAGAACAGGAGTAGCTTGTCTGTCAACAAAAAACTCTGTAGGTCTTGCTTCCGTTGTTTTATTAGGAATATTTAAATATTCCATTCGACCAATCCTTGACATCTGATAGTCCGTTTGAGTGCTGTTTACTGTTCTTCGTATAACTGCTTCAAGAATGTCAATGTCGTAAGAATTCAACGTATAACTTGCTGTGCCTTCTGTTAGTGTTAAACTAACTTCAGCAATCGTCCATATATTAATGCCTCTGTTTGACCAATCTGCAAACATAATGTTTAGAGATCGTCTAGCTGTTGCTGCATCATATCCTGTCCGAGCCTCTAGCCCAGCAAGTTCATACGCTTCTTCTATTACTTCGCCTGTGTCTAGGGCAAATGTTTTAGTACCAGAAGTTGCCATAATCTAAGATCCTGGAGCTTCGTAGTATTTTAAAAATTCGCACCAAACAGTGTACTCGTTTCCTGCGTCAGCGGTAGAAGGGATAACTAAAAGAACATCCCCTGAATACCCCGATGCTGCAGTGTTCTTTAAACCACCTATCTCACTAAAGTCAAAAGAATTATCGTAAGCTAGTGTTAAAAAGGTAACGTCAGTGGTTGCGTCCCAATCAAGAGAAGCAGGAGCATCAGGTGCTCCACTACATGTATACCAAATTTTATTTAAAGACACGTGTGCACAAGACTCACCGTTCAATGTTGAAGCATTCAATGCTGAAACATCTACTAAGGTTGTGCTGCTGCCACTTCCATCAGAGTAGACTGAACAATAGACTATCAGTTTTTTCTCGCCATCTAATTGGTTAGTTGGACCTGTAACTGTATCAGCCATGGTTCACCTCCTTATGCGTCAGCGAATGGAGTAACTAGTGTTCCTGAACCAAGTATGATTCCTTCAACAGCATACTTAGCAGAAGCCATCGCAGTTACTTTTACGATACTGCCAGCTAGTCCGCCTTTAGTTGTTCCGTTCATGGTAATAACGTCGTTACTTGCACCAGAAATAAAAGTTTTACCAGTAGCGTCAGTTACACCTGTATAAAGACCGCCAACAAACTTATCCGTTCCATCAGTTAAGATGTCCATGTCTGTTGCAGCAGTTTCTACGATAAATATAAAAGTAGCACCTAAGTTATTAGTTTGGTTAGGGTCTGTGTCTTCACCAGGAGCAGTTGCAACGATAGAGGGTAAAGTAAATTTACCATCTGCGTCATTACATGTTAATACTTTGCCTGAATGAGAAGCCACTGTAATTGATGTGTCAGCAGTAAGGCTAACTACATTAGCATTACCTGCTGAAATAAATCCAGCCAGTGACTTTACTGGACCTGAAAAGGTTGATTGCGCCATAATTTTTTCTCCGAAAAAATAAGTCCTACCGTCTTGGCTTGTCTGCTAGGTCAGTCTGTAGGACAAGTTTACCCCTAGATAAAGTTTGATGCGGGTTGAGTGAGAAACCCCCGCATCACAGGTTCCATATTACTTGCGTTTTAATGCTCTATTTGGCATTAAGCACCAGGAGATCCGAAGATACCACGCCAGTCAGACCAGCCGAAGCTGTATCTTTCTCTTGCTTTATATCTTACGTTTCCTGTTTCGAAATCACCTTCCATGTTAGTGGAAACTGGAGTTCGAACAAAGTGCTTGAGACCATTAGGTATATCTGTCTTAACAAACCAAGCGTCGGTGTCTGTCAAATAATGATTCACAGCGTAGCCATCTGGGACCATGCCCATATTTCTAATTGCATTGATGTCATTATCTGAAGTTGCGACTCTTCCTGGTGTGTTTAACAACCGATCTGCAATGAACTGTAATGCAGGTGGCACAATTAATCGTTGTGCTTGTGCATTAACTTTCAGACCTCTCTCATCTTTAAAGCCAGCAATATCAATTAGTGCTTGCTCCATAGATGTTTCATTAAGGTCTGCAGCTGTACTTAGTTCATTCTTAAGATCACCAGCAGTCAAAGAGGTATGATCGGTAGCGAATAGTTCTTTACCGTCTCCTCCTGGATAACTGCTGCTAAATCCATTATTCAACACGTTTGCAGCTTTAATCTGCTTCGTTTGTTGCATAGAACGAGCTAGTGCTCTTGTGTATCTTGCAGATAGGGTATCATAGAGATTATCTTCCATTGCTTCTTCAGTCAAGGAGAAGGCTAACGCTACAGTGTCGTGAGTATAACGAGCTGTCCAAGTTTCTTGAGCAGTGTCATACTTGACCGCAGCACCTTCGCCTTTAACTGCAGCTTCTCCGAATCCAGAGAGCATCACTTCTTCCTCATAAGCACGATCAGAATTTTCAGTATCGAAAATCATAGTATGCTCATCAGCGTAGCTTGAGTACTCTAGCCCGAATAAAGCATTAAGTCCTGGAACAAGTTCTTTAACGAGTTGTGCTCGATTAATCGCCATTTCTTAACTCCTATTCAAACGGATTAGCTGGGAATCGGAAGAATGCTCTAGCATTTGCTCCAATTGAGTTGCTTGGTGTATCCACAAAGCCAACACAAAGAGCAACACCAGAAGATGTAGTAGCAGTTACCCCTTCCGCAGAACGACCAGTAGATGTACTACCAGCAGTCGTTGAAAGAGTATACTTATTGCCTATAAAGCTCACAGCTGGTGTACCAGCAGTAAATTGAGCTTCGTAAACGATGTCTGGATCGTTATAAACATAAGCCTGAGCATCTGCACTTCCTAATGTAGCAGTGTCAGCAGTCCAATGTTTTGAAAACGTCGGAGTGCCGTCAGTTGCCTCATAATAAACGCCAGCAAAAACGCCAACAGGAGCACCAGTAGCCGTGCCTTGAATGATGTAACCGCTTGATAGATTGACAACATCGCCACTAAAGATAGAAGCATTTGTCGCACTAGCGATTCTCATTTGAGCAGGTCTAATGATTCCACCAGTCAAGTGATATGCTGGTGTAAACCCATTGGGATCATTAACATTTGCCATTATTTATTTACCCATTTAGTTAAAGGTTAGTCTTCAGAAAGATCCTTTCTGCTACCAAACTCCGTTTTCGTTCGACGATTCGGTTTTTCGATAGGCATGATAGGATTACTTTCCCTCATTAGTTCAGAATCAACAGCTTGCATGGACGCATCGGTCATATCTTGAAAATATTCCTTACGTTCATCTACTATCGATTCATCAATCTTGGCTAAAATTAAACCACCAACTCCAATAACACCTGCGTGTTTTCCATCCTCAATTGTTGGACCTTGAAACTCAGGGTGAGTTTCTGCCCTAACTGGCTCGAATCCTTCACGAATACGTTTAGACATATTCGTTTTGTCATCTTGCCCAAGAATGCTTTCACGTATCCAGCGATATTTATATCCTGGAGGAGGTTGAGGCGCATCCAAACTGGATGGTGGTTGCCAAGGTTTTCTGCGAGTAGTTTTTTCTCGAACTTCAGCAGAACGGGAGTTTCGATCTGTCATATTATACTCCTATATTTAGACATACTTTGCGTACTCTTCTAATGGCACACCGAGCTTTTTAGCAATTGCTTGCTGACTTGATGTGAGTTTTACTTTTTTGGATTTCCTAGCGGTTGGGTTAGCCCCAGCACTAGTTCGTCCAACTGCTTGCACAGGAGGAGCTTTAGACTCCTCTTGTTCAAATTTATGTGGAAACGCTTCTTTAATACGATCATCTAATTGGTCGTAATAATCAGGAGCGGTAGGGTTTATGCCTTGCTCTTGCATTTCCTTATCGATTTCAAAGGCAGCAGAAGTCATGACTCTGTCTCTTCCAAACCAAGAGTTTTCCTCTTTTTGCGCCCAAGCAGTAGCTCTTGGATCGACTGGTGGAGTTGTGTTAGCAGCTCCATTTTTTGGTTCGGCTGACTTTTGTTTTCTGCGTCGATTAATTGTTTCTTGTTCGACAGCCAATTTAGCAATCTCCTGTTGCGTAGCAACTTGAGTATCGATATCACCATTTTCTAGTGCTGCTCGATACTTATCGTTCGCTTGTTGGAGTTGCGTTTCAACCCGACCACCGTACTCAGTAATTAGAGCTTCGTCCTTATCTTGGACCTTTTCTTCAAACTCTTTTACTTTTTCTTGTAAGTTTTGGGCAACTCGGAGAGCTTCGTCTCTTTGTCTTTCGGCTTCTCGTTGGTTATAGGTGAGCTTGTCGATTCTTTTTTGAACCTTCTCGCTATATTTTTCGATTTCCTCTTCGTGTTCTTCAGAAGCTTGTTGAGTTTCAACCTCTACTTCTTCTGTTTCTTCTTCAGTAGGAACTTCTATTTCTTTTTCTAGATTTTCAT